TGTTAGATGGTCCAAATGAGGTAATGTTTATGAATCCATTTAAGCATTATATTGATACATGGGACTCGTCTGCAGCAATATGGTTAGGGTTAAACGGAGAAAGTTTCGACAATACACCAACCGGCCGTAGAGATGGAAAATTTGAATTGGAAGTTGATTTTAATTATGCTACAGAAAATATTGATAATATCGAAATGGCTGGTAATAATATGGATTATATTGATAATTTAATTAAGCAATATTTAAGTTGATTTCAATATCGTTCTATTGTATAATAAGATTATATTTAACTATTAAGGATATATTATGAAATATGGTGAAGATAAGATATTAGAAGAAGTAAAAGGATATATTGAATCAACATATGGTGAACATTATGTCGGCAACAAAGATGTTCAGACTGTTGATTTTTGGTATTCACTTGGCAGTCTTGATACTACTGCAAGAGATACTGCAATAAAATATCTTGCTAGATATGGTAAGAAGAACGGTAGGAATCGTAAAGATCTACTCAAAGCAATACATTATATTGTATTGATGTTATATGCAACTGATAATGAAGAAGGTGAAGTAAATGATAGTACACTCTAAACAATTTGTATCAGATTTAACTGATGATTGTATACAACCTAATGCGGTTGATTTAAAAGTATCAAAGTTATCTTTGATTACAAGTGAGCCGTTTGTATTGACTGAAGGATACAAACAAAACAGACATAAAACTGAAGTTCCATTATTTCCTGATCCTAAAGATAACACAAAAAATGTTTGGCATTTATATCCTGGATCTTATGAATTTGAAACAGAGCATTATGTTGAAGTACCTGAAAATGTTGCTGGCTATATTATAGCAAGATCAACATTAAATAGGAATGGGGTGTTCATTACTAGCGGTTTATATGATAGTGGATTCAAAAACTTTGTAGGTGGGGTGATGCATGTGACATCTGGGGAATTCTTTTTATCACCTAATACAAGGATAGGTCAATTTATAACATTAAAAGCAGAAACTGATCATAAGTATGATGGTCAATATCAGGATGGAAAATAATGGAAATTAAAATAGATATTAATGAGTTAAGGAAAAGAAAGTTGTTCATAGCAGCTCCTATGTATGGAGGTCAATGTGCAGGTATGTTTTGTAAATCTACAAATGATTTATCTGCTATGTGTGCACAACACGGAATAGAAATAAGAATGTATTATCTATTCAACGAATCATTGATAACACGTGCACGTAACTATTGTGTGGATGAGTTTTTAAGATCTGATTGTACTCATATGATTTTTATTGATTCAGATATTGGTTTTGATCCTAAGGATGTAATAACCATGTTAGCATTATCTGAAGGACATGAAGAAGTTAATGATGGAAAACCAATGGATATATTATGTGGTCCATATCCTAAAAAATGTATTGCATGGGAAAAAATTAAGGCAGCTGTGGACAAAGGTATAGCTGATAAAGATCCTAATATACTTGGTAACTTCGTTGGTGATTATGTATTCAATCCTGCTTCAGGCAATGGACAGATACGTATCGATACTCCTACAGAAGTTCTTGAAGGTGGTACGGGATTTATGTTAATACGTAGAGAAACATTTGAAACTTTTGAGAAGGCATATCCCGAATTAATGTATTTGCCTGATCATGTGAGAACAGAACATTTTGATGGTACAAGAGAAATTATGATGTACTTTCAGGCATTGATAGATCCTGATTCAAAAAGATATTTGTCAGAAGATTATATGTTCTGTCAATGGGCTCGAAAGATTGGATTAAAAATATGGTTATGTCCATGGATGAAACTTCAACATGTAGGTAGTTATATATTTGGAGGTTCATTAGCAGATCTAGCAAGTATCAATGTTGCCGCTACTGCTGATAAGAGTAAATTAGGTAATAAGAGTAAATAAGAAACCATAAAGGATATATTATGAAATTGAGTGAAGATACGTTGAATGTTCTAAAGAACTTTTCTACAATAAACCCATCATTATTACTACAACCAGGCAAAAGAATAGCAACTGTTTCTCCACAGAAAACTATAATGGCTGTAGCTAATACTGACGAACAATTTGAAGCTACAGGAGGTATATATGAAGTTGCAAGATTTTTAGGAGTCCTTTCATTGTTTCAAGAACCAGAAATAAATTTTGAATCGACTCATATGGAAATAAAAGATTCAAGAAGATCTGTCAATTATACATTTGCAGATCAAAATATGATAGTAACACCACCAGAAAAAGAAATATCTTTTCCTCAACCTGACGTCACTATTAATGTAGAATGGAACGACATTAATAATGTATTAAGAGCTTCAGGTGTAATGCAACTACCAGAAATAGCTGTTATAGGAGATGGTAAGAATATATCTATAGGAGCTCTTGATTCAAAAAATCCTACTGCTGACACATACATTCAGAATGTAGGTAATACAAACAGCACATTTAAGTTTATTTTTAAAGTTGATAATATTAAACTTATGGATAGGGATTATAGGATAGAAATATCATCTAAAGGTATAGCTAAGTTTACCAGTCTAAATGACAATGGTGCTAAAATGATATATTGGATTGCAATAGAACAAAATTCAACATTTGAGGAATAATCATTATGAAAAGTAATCCTAATGATTTTCTTTGGGTTGAAAAATATCGGCCTAAAAAGATTGATGATTGTGTACTTCCTAAAGACTTAAAAAGTACATTCAAACAATTTGTTGAACAAAACAATGTACCTAATTTATTATTGTCAGGTGGTCCTGGTGTTGGTAAAACAACTGTAGCTAAAGCTATGCTAGAAGAACTACAATGTGATTATATAGTTGTCAATGGTAGTATGAATGGTAACATTGATACATTAAGATATGAAATAAGAAACTTTGCATCTGCAATATCATTTTCTGGTGGTAGAAAGTATGTTATACTTGATGAAGCTGATTATTTAAATGCCAATTCAACACAACCTGCTCTTAGAAATTTTATGGAAGAGTATTCAAAAAACTGTGGATTCATTTTAACTTGTAACTTTAAAAATAGAATAATTCAGCCATTACATTCTAGATGTAGTGTAATTGATTTTCACATACAATCTACAGACAGGCCATCGATGGCTAAAATGTTTTGGGAAAGATCA